AAAGTTTGGCAGAAAACCTGTTAAGTCAAAATCAGATGCGCCATCAAAAAGCAAACCTGCGTTGCCTATTCATCGTGATTTCAACCCTGTCTCTGTTAGTCCGCCACCGGAGGTCAATAATAGAGTAGAAGCACCAGTACCTCTTGACTTTGATCCTTCACAAACTGTTCAACCTACAGCCAATCAACCGAAACGATCTGAACCTAAACTAGGTAAAAGTCGTAAAAAACCTAAAAAGAAAAGTGGTATGAAGTTGGGTAACGTTATGAAGAATATAGGAAAATACACAAAGGATAAATTCAAAGGTGCAGGCGGGTCGAATAAAGGTGTTATGAAACTGGGTGATATTATGAAGAATGTAAAGGGTAAATTCAGATGAAACTTAACGAAGCATTAAAATCTATTTGTGAAGAATGTGGTTATGAGGAAAGTATGTGTGAATGTGGCAACGAAATGGAAGAGGTTGCGCCTCCCGGTAAGAAGTATGAGAAGATGATTAAGAGAGCAAAACAACAATATGGTGCTGATTCAGATATTCCTTTTAAAATTGCGTGGTCTGCATACAATAAAGAACGTGGCAAGTGAAATTAACACCATTACTTGAAGATAAGAAACTTCGCGTCTTTGACTTTGATGGCACAGTTGTGCATACATCTTCAGACACCAAACCAAAAGGTTTTAAAGACGGTGTACCACAATTTCCACAGTTTGATAAGGTACATGACCCCAAAATTATACCACCGATTTTCAAAGTGCTCAAAAATGTATTAAATAAAGGGAGTAGCGGAAGGAAAACTGTAATTTTGACAGCTCGAGCAAAAAGAAACCCTGTTAAGAATTATTTGAAGTCTATTGGAGTAAAGGTCCAAGTAGTTGCTAAACCAGCATCAGCAGCAGCCCCGAAGTTCAAAAAAAATTGGATTGAAAAACAAATTAAGGCTGGGTATGATGATATTGAAGTGTTTGATGACTCTGAAGCTAATATAACAGCGATTAAAGGGTTAAAAAAGAAACATCCAGACATTAAGTTGCGTACACACAAAGTTAGTTATAAGGCATAGAGAGATAATATGACCACAGAGCAGGAACTAAAAAAGATTATCAAAGAAGAGATATTAGCTCTCTTTAAAGAAGATGACGTTACATATGACGATCAACTTGTTAGTATTGAGAAAGCTCTTTTCCAAATCAAGGATTTGAATGCCCAAGGTAATGAAAAAGGCGCGACACAAATGATCAGTGTCCTTATGCCACAAATTATGTCAATGGGTTTTGATAAACCACATCTCTCTAAAATGCAACACAGCATTAAGAATATGATGACCGACAAAGACGTTTATCTGATTCTTTCGACATATAAGTTGATGGGTGAAGGCAAATACGACTCACCACCCCGTGAGGATATATACAAGTATAAAGTGATCGTTTCAATTCCATTTTCCACTAGTAAGAACAAGGATGAGAAAATAAGTCAGTTGAAGTATGATTTGGTTACCAGTGGCATAAAGATTCTTGGAATCAAAGAATTACCTGTTGCTGAATTAGCTAAAGCTGGAGAAGATTCTGTTATTCAGTTACATATCTTGATGATGTTACAAACTTATAAGAAAAGAACAGAATTGGAAACAGGATTGCAACCAACCTACAAACTTATCAAAATAAAAAATATAACTGACTCTGATGAATAAAGCCCGTGTTGTTGATGTTGTTTCAGAATGTATGGCAAACAATCAACTTATGTCTCTCACATATAAGAGAGAAAGAGACAAGAAACAGATAACAAGAATGGTTGAACCATACGAAGTAAAAGAAGTAGGTGGTTATTGGTATTTGTATGCACACGATACGACAGGTGGTTATAAAAAAGGTAAGGGTCGAACTAAAACCACAAAGAGTTTTATATTGGAAAACATTGTCTCCGTGAGAAACGTTAATAGAGAATTCATTCCTAGATATCAAACATTATGAACAAAAAACAAACTGAAGCATACATACAGTGTCGCAAAGACCCAGCATGGTTTATGAAGAACTATGGACACATTCGTCACCCACAAAGAGGAATCATTAATTTTGATCTGTGGGATTTTCAGAATGATACCGTAGATGATTTTCTAAACCATTCATATAATGTTGTACTTAAAGCTAGACAGTTAGGTCTATCTACGTTGGTAGCTGGTTATGCGGCTTGGATGGCAAACTTCTTTAAGAACAAAGAGATTTACATACTTGCTACCAAACGCGACACTGCTCAGAACATGGTTGATAAGGTTAGGGTGTTTCTTCAAGGTATTCCTGAATGGATGCAAGCCGAAATGGTTACAGACAACAAACAGAGCATTGAGTTAGCCAATGGTTCAAAAATCAAGGCATCACCGTCCACACCCGATGCTGCTCGTTCAGAATCACTTAGTTTGCTTGTGCTAGACGAGGCAGCCTTCATTAATAAGATGGATGACATTTGGGTAGCTGCACAACCGACACTAGCCACTGGTGGGGACTGCATAGCACTGTCATCTCCGAATGGGATGGGAAATTGGTTTCACAAGACATACAACGAAGCAGAAGCTGGTATGACCGATAACGTTGGCGGAAAGATTATTGGATTCAATCCTATCAAGATTCACTGGTCACAACATCCAGATAGAGATGATGAATGGGCTAGGGTTGAAAGAAGAAAAATTGGCGATCATGCTTTCGCTCAGGAACATGATTGTGACTTTATACAGTCAGGTAATAATGTTGTATCATTGAAGGCGTTAGAGTGGTATACTGAACACCCATCAGCAGATGAAAAACTTGATGACGGTAAGAGTCCATACCTAAGAGAACCTGAAGAGAAAACATGGGTTGATAAGAACCTATGGATATGGAAGTATCCAAACTACAATAGACAGTACATCATATCATGTGACGTTGCTAGAGGTGATGGTAAAGATTACTCTGCCTTCCACGTCATTGATATTGAGGGGTACGAACAGGTTGCTGAATATAAGGGTAAGATCACTACAGATGCTTATGCCCATCTAATACTTAACACAGCAGTACAATACAACAATGCCTTCGTAGTTGTAGAGAATGCTTCGATAGGTCACCACGTTGTAATGAAAATTATTGAACTAGATTACAAGAATGTGTATTGGACAGTAAAGGATCTAGCTAAGATTCACGAATCCAATTCATCATCTCAATTATACTACGATCCATACAATCCACCTAAGAATGCTGTGCCTGGATTTACCACATCGTCCAAGACAAGACCAGCAGCAATTACTCGTCTGGAAGAAGATATAAGACAACATGAAATTATATTACATTCTAATAGACTATTTAAAGAGATAGAGACATTCATTTTTTATAATGGAAAAGAACAAGCATTAGATGGTTACAACGATGATTTAATAATGGCTCTAGCATTAGGGATGTATGTTAGATTCACTACTATGAGATTTAGTAGCGCTGATGAACTTGTAACGAAACAGTTGTTGGGTGGGATGGAATTTAATCAAACTCCGTATGAGTATGGTATTGTACAAAGTGATCAACAAAAGATAGAGTCCACTTTTATAATGGATCTACCTAATGGACAGAAGGAGGATTTAAGGTGGATGTTATAAAAACTTTGGCCGGAAGAGTAGAAGATGGGGTGAAAGCTGTTGTCCATTCTGGTTATAGAAATGAAATCAGAGAACAGATAGAAACTTCTAGGAAAAATTGTGAAGAATTGGAGTCTAGAGTATCTCAACATTTTGAAAGTTTTGTAAACTTCAAAGACCGTTCAACCATGTTGGAGTATATATTAGATCACACTTCAGTGATTGTTTGTATGATGGATTTGAAAATGGTGTATCGATTTGCTAATGAAAGATGTTGCAAGTTTTTTAAGAAAGAAATGAACGATATTATTGATCACACAGTAAAAGAAGTTGTGGGTGATAAGATATGGGAAACCATTAAAGAAAAACATGAAAGAGTGATTGCTGGAGAAACAATTGTACATGAATTTGTTGGTGATGTAAATGGCAATAATGTAGATTTTGTGGTTCAATATTACCCATACTTTAATGGTGGCCCTGATCAAGTTGGTTATATTATGATTGCATCTGAACTCACCTTCTGGTGTCCATTTAAAGTGAAGTTTGAGGGCAAAACTGGGGATAGGGTATGACAGACGCTATGGGAGTCCCATCTTGGGAACGGGACCAAAAATTGGTCTTACATGAAATGGGACGATTGAGCACTTTGATAGAGTTGCTTAGAACAGACGTTGGTGATTTAAAGGTAGAAATAGCAATGTTGAAAATCAAGTCAGGTTTATGGGGATTAACAGCCGGTACAGTGCCGGTAATCATTGCTCTTGGTATAAAGAGTATGGGTTAAAAAAAGGAAAGATATATGGCTAGTAAGTTTGTAATATATGAAACATATAAGATAGATGAATCTGAAAAAAATTATATAGGCAAGAGTTCTCTGGATAAAATTATGGGTAAACGACATCATATAGGTGATATTTATGGCATTAAAAGAAAAACAGTTTCACATAGAATTAACAAGATTGGGATAGCCGATGGCAACTAAATTTGATATACTTAAGAAAATACTAACAGGTGGTTCTGCACAATATAAAATCCCAACAGAACGCCCAAGTATGAGAACGCAACGACAAGTGTTCGATTCGTTTCAACGTGCCGCTCAATCAATTTATCAGCAAACCCTACAAGGTAGTGTTGAAAGATTAGAACGTTACAAAGACTACGAAGAGATGGACCATTATCCAGAAATCTCAAGAGCATTAGATATCTATGCTGACGATTCAATGGTTTATGGTGCAGAGGGTAGTGTACTTCAGGTTGTGTCTGATGATGAAAAACTTCAGAACGAATTAGAAGAACTGTATTATGAACGATTGGACATTGAGTTTCATCTATGGACTTGGATTCGTAATATGTGTAAGTATGGTGATCACTTCAATCTACTAGACTTAGTAGAAGGTGAAGGTGTGCTTGGTGCAATTGCCCTACCAGTATACGAAGTTAACAGAGAAGAAGGTTGGAATAACGACCCGAACAGTTTGAGGTTCAGGTGGCTGGCACAAGGTAATACATCGTTTGAAAACTACCAAGTTTCTCATATGAGAATCTTAGGTGACGATAGGTTCCTTCCCTATGGTAGAAGTGCATTGGATTCTTCACGTAAAGTTTACAAACAACTGCTCATGGCCGAAGATGCTATGTTGATTTATCGCATTACACGAGCACCAGAACGTCGCGTATTCTATGTTGATGTTGGTAACATTCCCCCAAAAGATGTTGACACTTACCTGCAACAGACCAGAGACAAGCTCAGACGAACACCAATCATTAATGAGTCTACTGGTAACCAAGATTTACGTTTCAACCCTGAGTCGATCTTAGAGGACTTCTTTGTTCCTGTAAGACAAGACAGAGGTAGTAGAATCGAAACACTTCCCGGTGGAGAGAATGCCGCAGCTATCGAAGATATCCAATACTTACAGAACAAACTATTTATATCGTTAGGTGTTCCTAAGTCATACCTTACGGCAGAAGAAGATTTGGCTGGTAAGGGAACTCTGGCTCAAGAAGATATCAAATTTGCCAGAACCATTCAAAGAATTCAAAAGATTGTAATATCAGAATTAGCTAAGATTGGTTTGATTCACTTGTATCTTAAGGGATATGACGAACAAGCAATCTATAATTTCAATCTACAGTTGACTAACCCATCGACAGTAACCGAAATGATGAATCTTGACTTGGTAGATAAGAGATTCAGCACAGCACAACAGATGGCAGACTCACCATTGATATCTAGACTATATATTCAGAAGGATATCTTAAAATTAACCGACAGCGAAATTGTAGACATTAAAGAAAACTTGGTTAAGGAAGCTGAAGAAACTCGCATCGTTGAAAAAATTAAAGAGGGTGAAGATCCTATGGGTGGTATGGGTGGTATGGGTGGTATGGATGGTCTCGGTGGTGAAGAGGGTGCTGAAGAGGGTGGTGAGGAAGAAACAGAAGAACAACCTGCCGAAGAAAGCGAGGGCTATTCGTCAATGGCTAAGATGACACCTTATGATCCAATTGGAACTGATGAATTAGAAGGGTATCCGAAGTTTGATAGTTTTGAAAACAACTTTGAAGCCTCGACAGATACCATCACAGATCCAGAACTAAAGGCGTCTTTAGAGTTGATTGATACGAAGAAAAAGAAGAGAGCTAAGACCGATCCTTTCAACAAAAAGATTACTGAAATTATGAAATTTGATGTGAACGTTAAGAAAATAATGGGCACACTAAAGACACACAAAGATGAGAACGTTATTTCTGAAACTGGAAAACTATTCTTTGTGACTAAGGATTAAACATTTAAGAAATGTATACCATATTTATTATAGGTGAGAAGGCATATATCAACGGGGTTAATGAATGAAACATAACAAAAGTCGTAACGTTGGGGTGTTGTTTGAATCCCTTATACATAACGCTATGTTAAGAGTAGCAGAAAATGATGTAGATGGGGCATCCAAGATCATTTCCGTAATCAAGAATTATTTTATGGAAAACACAGAAATCTCCAAGGCTTACAAAGTTTATTCTCAGTTATTGTATACTGAGTCTAGTAATACTTTTAATGCCTCTAGATTTTACAGTAATCTTATTAAGGAGTATAACTCTTTAAACTTCACAAAAATTAATGCAGAGATTTCTAAACTTCATACTGATATTTCAAAAAACTTCTCACTGAAGGAAGTATTGAATGTGAAGATTCCTAATTACAAGTTGTTCGCGAGTTTCAAGATTATGACTGAACAGACCGATCAATATATTTCGTCTAAGGACCAAATGCATTGTGATAATATCATTTTAGATCATCTTGTAAACAATAAGGAACTCGAAAGAGTAAAAGAAGGGTCAGGTAACATTGATATAAAAGACATTGGTCAGCTTGATGCTGAACAGTTGGCTTTCGCCATTGCCTTAAAAGAATTTCATAAGAAGTATGGTAACTCACTGGTAGGTGAACAGAAAGAATGTATTGTTAAGTATTATTCTTCTCCTACGTCTACCTTTAATAATTGGGTGTTCAATAAGCTCGATGGTGTTTTAGACGAAGTATCTCACGCTTGTCTTAATATTGAGGATGAAGCTGTTAAGGAAAAATTAGTATTAGTAAATGAAAGACTTAAGAAAATCAAAGAAGAAAAAACAATCAACAGTGACTCCTTCGTAGAAATTATGATGGGTTTCGAGTTGTGTGATAAACTAAAACATATTTGATTAATATCTGCAATGGGGAATTAAAAGGAGTATTTGAATGGCAAATTTAGTGGAACGATGGCAGGCGGCCGCTGACGAGATTCATCCGTCACATGAAGGCCCTCAACGCGGGCAGATAATGCAACGATTCGTCGATGCCGGCCATTCCGGCGCGGAGGAAGTCCATCCGTCACATGAAGGCCCTCGAAACGGGCAGATAATGCAACGATGGGCCAACGCTGGCCATTCTGGTGCGGAGGAAGTTCATCCGTCACATGAAGGCCCTCGAAACGGGCAGATAATGCAACGATGGAATAAACAATTTACTGAAGATAATCCCCGTGATAACCCTATAGGTGTAGCAAATACGATAAATCCTCATTTCGCACCTACACGCGATAAATGGCAAGATGGTTCAACCCGCGAAATGAGAGACAAAAACGCGTCGATGTCGTTAAATACACCGACAAATGAAACGGAGAACAGAAATGGGACAAAGTGATGCACCGCCATCCGAACCGCCGAAGAACTTATTAGACAGATGGCAAAGACTTACTGACGGTAGCCCTCGTAGTAATCCTGCTGCTATTGCAAGAACAGCTAATATGAGTGTAAATCCGAATCGAATGAAGGCTTCTATCTGGGATGACCTGTGGACTGATCAAGTGCCAATGCCGGGAAACCCCGGTGAGGCAACAGAACTAAAGGCTCTCGGGAGGGTTATGGGTGGCGATATGACAAAGATAGGCAACTCAGATGCTATGCCAGCAACTAATAACCCAAAAGGTATGTTATTGGATAAGTTTTTTCATGTTATTGAGAGACTGTCGCCTGCAACAATTACTTCAGCAATACGACAAAACTTTCGTATGCCTTCAGCAAATAGAACATTTACAACACGTCTTGCGGATATGAAAAAAGATGCACCTAATAATTAAGAAAAATGAAAATTATATTGAAGGAGAATTTAGATGTCAAATTTATTAAATAGGTGGACTTATTACTTTGCTCGCGATGGAGGACCAGTTGCAAACCCTACTAGAAATGCAAAAACTGTTAACCTGAGTCTTAATAGCCAGCGCGGAACGAGTTGGGGGACACCTACTAGTGGCGCGGCCATTCTTCAGTCGATGAAAGGCTCAACGACCGGTGGCTTCGGTATGGACTCGGCACGTGCTCTTGCTCATTGGAACAGCCGATGACTTTCGACGGCCGCAGTTATTATTAAAAAATAAAATAACATACTAATGGAACAGAAGAAAGAAACATCTGTAGTAGGAACAGTTGCCGGCCATACGAAACCATTAATGGCTACTTTTGATGCTACTTCCAAGAGAACTCCAGCTCAAGAAAAGGAAATCAAAAAGAGAAAGAAAATTATGAATAAAACAAAGACAAAGCAATTTGCTCCATACACTATTGATGAACAATCTCATAAGATTATTAGAGATACCGTTTTTGAAGTTTTGCTTAACGAAATGGCTGGTGATAATAAATCTGCCTATGTTATGAATATGTTTGATGGTATCAACAAGCAAATCGGTCTTAGTATGGGGTATGCTAAGACCTTTATTGTTGACGCTCTGAAAATGGGTGACCTTAAGGGTGCCAAAAAATTGTCATTCCGTCGAGCACGAACAGAACTTAGCCACATGCAGAAATTGATCGATGACATGCAAGCACTGGTAAACAAGATTCACGAAATGAGTGATGAACCAGAAGTAGAAGAAACAAATGAGGTCTTACCGGCGGTTGGTGCAGCTTTAGGTGGACTTGCAAGAGGTGCTGCTGCCGCCGGCGCCGCAGGTTTAGTTGATGGTGATGACGAAGTTGATGTTGAAGGTGCAAAAAAATACCCTGGCGTCACAAAGAAAGCTAAGGGCGCTGTTGGTTTTGCCAAACATTCCAGACAAGGTACCGGAGCAGCACGTAAATTTAACAAAGGTGTCCGACAAGCTGGGAAGAAACAAATCCGAAGTGGAGAGTAATTGAAAATGACAGAAATAACGAATAACGGCCCAGATCTTCTTCATAACTTTCTTTTGTTTGAGTATGACGAAGTAAAACCATCACGGAACAGTGATGGTATCGTCAGTATGAAAGGAATTATTCAGAAGGCTGGTGCTCCTAATGCCAACAACAGAGTTTATCCTCGACCAATTTTGGAAAGAGAAGATAATAAATTTCAAGAGTTGATTGGCGAACGTAGAGCACTTGGAGAATTAGACCATCCAGACTCACCTATTGTACAACTAGAGAACGTATCACATCTAGTGACTGGTACTAGTTGGGAAGGTGATGATCTTATTGGTGAAATCGAAGTACTAGATACACCCAAGGGACAGATCCTTGGTAAACTAGTAGAAAGAAAAATCAAGTTGGGTATCTCGTCCAGAGGACTTGGTAGCACATCTAGAACAAACGAAGGACACGATGTTGTAGAGGATGACTTCAATCTTGTCACCTATGATATGGTAAGCAATCCTTCTACTAGTAATGCTTACATGCACCTGAAGGAATCGAGAGACTACAAAATTATCATGGCTCAGAATCGTATTCTAAACCTTAATGGTATCTTGGACGAAATATTAGGACTGTAATATGGAGTAGTGATGAAACTTAAAGATTGTTTGACAGAGGCTGGTTGGGCCGGGTCACCTAATTCTAATTATGCAGGCCGGGGTAACCAGTTTTCTGGTTTTGGTAACGGAAACATGTACCGCCCGAGTGGTGGAAATATTGGTGCAGATAAATTGACTTATACTCTAGATCAAGATATCGAAGCGCAGCTAATTAGCCAAGCAATTGATAAGTTGTTTTGGGAATATCCTGAATTGATCAAAGATAAAAAGATTAAGAGGATGCACGTACAAATGTTGTTAGGTAAGATTACATCTGGTGAGGTTGATAATCTTATAGATGTTGATAGGTTTATCAAGCAGTTAAAGAAAACCAAAAAGATAAAAACAGTTTGAATGAAGGTGGTGGAAGAACTTCATTTGCGATTGTCAAATACTAGAGAGAAATTATGAAACTACAGGAAGCGCTGGGTGATAAATTAGCGTGGAAGTTATCATCGACGGCGAAAGCTCTTCTCCCAAAGTCTAAAGGTCAAGCAAAGGTGGCTATGGGAAATCCTAAGAAGTCTGCACAGGAGATGAGAGTACTGATTAAGCGTTGGATTAAAGATGTTAGTGAGCGGAAGATGTTGATGAATGCGGCTGATGAATATGAATCGGCCCTTGCTCAAAAAGATGTGAAAAAGAGTGCGTATTACAATGCATTGCTCAATGACATTATTCGCAAGCGTTATGAAAATACACCGAACGATGATCAGTATGAGGTATAACTGATGATAAAATTGCAAGACCTGGCAGAGGAAATCGGGTTGGAGGAAACCAACAAGAATACCTTGGCCACTCGCAGATACAATAAGAAGAACCCTGGCAAGTTAATGATAAGAGATGGTTTTCATAGGTTTGCAGCAATGATGGCATTGGGTTGGAAGAAAGTTCCAATTCATATTATGTGAGAGTATAATGAAACTTGGTAACTTATTAACTGAAGGTAGAACTGGTAATTGGTGGATCACCCCTGCAGCAAAGCCAGTATTCCTTGGTGATTCAGGACACGAAGATTATATGGCAGACAATGGTTTGCAATATGCTTCTGCGTTTGACAAAGGTTATATTAGAGCGATAACAACGATTGCAGGAGCAGACTTTATGTTTGCACCAAAGAGAGTTTCTAAAAAAACATTAAAGGCAATGGCTCCTCTGATAGTTAATAAGAAGACCATCCACGTTGACCCTGTTAAGATGACTTCAAAAACCAAATACACTTATGACTATAAACCCAAGATGACACCACAAGAATTTGAGAAAGTGTATCTACAATGAAACTAAGTGAAGCAATTACTCTTGATGTTAAAGTTGGAGATACCATACTTACTGGTAAATTCAAAAATAAAAAGACTGTGGTTAAAAATATAGGTACGGACGAACACGGTATGCCTACAATTAATGGACGTAAGGTCGTAACGTTTAGGAAGGTGAAAGATGAAATTAAATGAAGCAGTAACACCAAAACCCAAGAAGGGTGATATCGTTAATTTGCCTGGCGAATCTACTAAAAAGATAGCTGTTGTAAGTAAGGGTTGGGCTTATCTTGAAGATGATAAGCCAGCTAAAAGAGGATGGACTGAATCACCCCCATCAAGATTTCCCATTATGATTTCAGAGTTAAGGTTTGATACTAAACGCGGTGGTAAAAATCATTGGAAAGTTGACTATTAGATGAACGATGTTAACAAAGTTTTATGTATGATAAGAAAGTTGAACGTGGTTGTGGGTAGGTTGCCTTCGTCTATCAAAAAAGATGAACAAGGTCTATCTCAAAAAGATAAGAGAGTGTTAAACACAATGGTTAACAATATTTATAAAGAAGTAGCTGTCTTAATGAAACAACAAAGAGAAGAGTTATGAAAATAAATTTTTCTGATATGACAAAGATGATTGGACAAGCTGTTGCGACAGCTCTTGTTCCTGCAATTCGTAAGATTGTAAAAGAAGAAGTTGCTCGTGGTGTTCGTAGAGTTATTAAGGAGAATAGAAACCTTATTGAATCAGCAGAATATTCTATTCCATCTACAATAACAGAGGATGCTTCTCCTGCTGCAGTTGCTAAAGAAGAGTTGGCTAAACGAGCACATTCAAGGGCAAGTGAAATTATTTCCAAGTCCTTAAAGGCAGATGACCCCTACGCTGATTTAATTATGAGCGCGGAAGATCCAGTGATAGAAGAACAAAATAAGGCAAGACAGTATGATGATTTACCAATGGTTGAGATAACAAATCCTGACTCTGGTACTGCTGGGATACAACCAGAACAAATTGACTATAGCGCTATGATTGATAAAATGGACGCTTAATGTAGAGGGAAACGATGAATATACGTAACGAAATATACAACACAATTAAAGAAGGTCTACCGATTATACTACCTAACAAAGCTCAGCAAGAGCGTAGTGGTGAAACGTATGTGTTGGTAACAGATCTTGCTCCAGACAATGTTAAAGAGTTGGCTGGTGATTCAAGACAGGCTTTCATTGTTAGTGAGGAACCTTTAAAGATTTCTTTCCCCAATAGCGAAGAAGTGATTGATGTTTCTCCAGATGCTATCGTTAAAGAGTCTGTGAGTGTTAACACTTACAAGAACAAATTCAAACCTACCAAGGATGGTAAGTATACAGTCGTTGCATTGAAACCTAGTCTTGTCGGTGGTGTTGTTAAAACTAACAGCCCAACGAAAATGAAGGTTGTGAAACAAGAGGCTGGTTTAACTGGTGCTGAAGTTGAGAAGTGGATGAAGGATGTAGCAAACAAGAATGGTGTTGGCATCTACTTTAATATTGAAGATGAAGGCAACAGAGTTGTAGGTCAGGCACTCAGTGAAGCTGTTGATACCGAAACCGAAACGGTTGTTCAAACTAAGACAGTCAGTGGACGCAAGGTTCAAATCAAGAAGATTGGTTCAGGACCAGCACACAAAGTATATGTTGAAGAAGATCCAGCACAAGAGTTTCCAAGTGCCGACGCTGCTAAATCTTGGTTGGCTGATTACGAGGCTTCCGGTGGCCACTTTACATATGAGTCTAAACAGGTTCGCAACTATGTTAAAAAATATTTGGCGTATCTCAATTCATAATGAAACTACAGAATGTTATTGGTGAGGCGACAACCGAAATAAAAAAAGTTGTCGCCCTTTACCCCGGTAGATTCCAACCCTTTGGGCAACATCATGCTAAAGCCTACGAATGGATGAGCAGACAGTTCAAACCAAAGAACACCTATGTGGTAACCAGTAACGTTCAAGATGAAAACAAAAGTCCTTTCTCGTTCGTAGAAAAGAAGAAGATCATAAACAGTCACGGCATCACCAATGTTCGTAAGGTTAAAGACCCTTACAAAGCAGTCGAGGTTGTGTCTCGTTTCAATGAGAACACCACAGCAATCGTTTTTGGTTTCTCTGCAAAGGATGCTGGTAGACTCACCGGTAAGAGGGGTGGATACTTCAAACCCTACGACAAGAACAAAAACAAACTCAAGCCATATTCAGAACAAGGTTACTATATCATCATCCCTAGGTTTGAAATCAAAGTGCCCGGGTTTGGTGAGATGAGTGGGACAACTCTACGCAAAGCATTTGGTTCAAAGAAAATGGGTAGTGAACGTAAGATGAAAATCTTCACTGCTGTCTTTGGTCACAGTAAGAAAAGTATATACAATCTTATTGTAAAGAGATTGGGAGGCTCGGTATGAAACTAAGTGAAGCCTACGAAGCCAAGATAACACGCTCAGAGATGGAAGAGTTTAGAAGTGTTACGGACAACGCTACACCTAACGACAAGGGACTATGGCGTAGAGCTAAGGAAAGAGCTAAGGAAAAGTTTAAGAAGTATCCTAGTGCTTACTCTAAGGCATGGGCTTGTAAATGGTATAAAACCAAGGGTGGGACGTGGCAATGAAACAGCTTTTTAAAGTAATGTTGTTGGTGTTACTAGGAACGTTTGCTGTTAGTTGTGATGATAATAAAATAACAAATGATAAATCAATAAATCCTTTGGCTGGATTGTGTTTTGAAAGATACTACACACAGGGTGTTATCATTAATGACAATCAATACTTGGGTGACCTACGTGTTGAGTTAACCATAAGTGATTCAATATATAATTTTGATACCTTCTTAATGAATACCTTACCAGCCACACCGACAGATACAGATGTGGTGGTATCTGTAAGTGGATTTCTATGGTTGTCGGAACAGATATCGGATCACGAATATACATACGTGATTCAACAACTTGGTGGTAGAGCCTGGAACTTTGTTAGTATGGATTGGCATAATATCGAAGGACATCATTCAGAGTGGAAGAGAGTTACTATCGGTGAGGACAACGAGCTTGAGTTCCTTGGAAATACTTATAGTAATAGTAGGTGTGAGAAGATATGAAACTCAACGAAGCCATAAAATTTAAGAACAAATCAAAACTGCTTGATAAGATTGAAGCTAGGATTGCCAATGACTTTAAGAAGGTATACAAGCCGGGACGTAAGGTAGGCATTGATATTTTCAGCACTGTCATGGATGTGATGAAGAAATGGCCGGAGTCGCTGTCGGGTGATCCAGAAGATATAGGTCGAACACAACTAAAGACATTGTTGAGAAACGCTGTGCTAAAGGTTCACACGTTTCCGTTTGACGATGACGATATGAAGAGTGTATTCAAACAGGCTTTGATTGCAGATGTAAAGAAACTAAAGAGTAGTGGGCATATGTAATGAAACTGGTTGAAGTCCTGAATAAGCCGGCTGATTGGAAATGGTTTAAGCAAAACGGTAGAGAACATACTGCTCTATTCATCATAGATGATAACAAGTATGTGTGGAAGGCTGAAACATCTGACCAAGAAAGATGGCAAGTAACGTTTGAGATAAGAGGTACTGGTGGCAAACCCCACGACATTTCCAAAACAGGAAATGAATTTCAGGTGTTTGCTACTGTTGCTGTTATACTTGATGAGTTTGTTAAGAAGGTGAAACCAGATATATTCTGGTTTAGTGCTAAAGAACCATCTAGAGCAAAGTTGTATGATAGGTTTGCAAAACTTATCACCAGAAAACATTCTGCTTATAAGAGTGACCTTGGTGTCCACTCAAATAAGAAGTATTACGAGTTTGAGAAAAAACAATGAAACTAACTACCATACTCTTAGTGAGAAAAAACAATGAAACTAACTACCATACTCAACGAAGCTAAATACCCAGCAGACATAGAAGGTATAACAATGCCTTTCTTAATCGTTGGTATCAGTAATGCTGCAGAAAAAATCCTAAAGAATATCGCTAAACGAACTGGTTCTAATACCAACCCTATTTCTCTACAGGTTATGGAAGGTGTATTATCGGTGGAAAAACAACTAGCTAAGAAAACAAAACTTACTGGTCAGGAAGCTCTTGACTTCTTTTTGAAAGTAGCTTTAAAAGAATTTAATACTGACGCTCCATTTATCAGTAGTCTCTTTAAGAGATACAAGTTGAGAGAAAGAGATTATAGATGAAGTTAGTTGAAGCCTTTGATGTTCCGAAAAGAAAATGGGTAGTGAAGAAACTATCGGAACTAGATCAAGATGTGCTTGATGAGATTTGGAATATGTTTGAACATACTTATAAATCTATCGGTCTTGTTGTTAGTAGTATGAGTCAGCTGGCCAGCAAGTATAAGATTTCATTGTTAATCGACGTAGACAAAGACCCAATGCCAGATGCTTTCACGATTTACAAACCAACAAAGTTTGGCGCTAAGATGGTATTGGCTGGCACCGATGGTAGCAAACCTGCCAAGAGCGCCCTCGTAAAACATAAACTTCAGTTACTAAAGAAACGTGGTTGGTATGTTGAAGCATCACATCGTATAGCTGATATTTTGTTGAGCAATAGTATCAATGTTGTAGACAACCAAGAAGATGTTGAAAAAGTGTTGGGTAAGAAGGTGAAGTGGTTGGATGACGATGGACAGTATGAACGTGCTGTAGGTGGAGGGTCTATTAACGCTACGAAAAGATTGTTTGGGAATCCAAAGAGATGAAACTACAAACTTTATTAGAGAGAAAAGCTCGGAAGAGAGCGGAACAGTATGACGACATAAGTAATATGCCGGCGCTGAAGAAGCTAATGAAAAAGTTGGGCGCCAAAGATAATAAAGTGCGTAC